TCTGTGCTTTCTCGATAAATAAGAGCAAGCCTTCATAATTCTGAGCCTTCTCAATTTGACCAAGAAGCTCTTCAAGTTTCGCTAAGTGCGCCTCTCTCAACTCTTTAGTCTCCTTACTGTGCGCAGCCTCTGTCTTCTTCTCATGGATATTGATCTTAAGACGCATAGACGCTTTAAGTCTATTTAGAAGCGATTGCACTGCATCGAGATCATCCATATTGTCTTGTGCAGCCTCGTCACGTTGTTCTTGGGTATACTCCGATAAAGAGTGTTCTCCCTTTCGAATACGATCAGTAAGGATTTCCCTAGCCATCTGCTTAGCTACATTTGGCTTGATACCAAACATTGCCTTTACCTTAGACCATAGGCCTACAAGCCACCTATTCCACTTTCCTTTCTTGTGTACCTCTGCATTAAAGAGCTTAGCACTTTCCATACCAATAGCAGTAGCAAGAACTTCTTTGCTCTTAGCTTCTCCTGTCATATTAGGATAGTTCTTAGTTACAATCTGTTCTGCTACAGAACCATTCAATTGCTCAACCCCAGCACGTATGAAAGGGTCTCCCATGCCTCCTAATGAATCGATATAGATATGGCCTACCTCATGGATAACCGTATCTTCCTTCATCTTGATAGGATTGATGGTAATCAAAGGTCTTCCTGTAGTTCCAGGCTTCACATTAGCTACTCCTGGCAGCGTCTCATCCAATACGAAATCAGCATCAAATAGCCCTTGAACTAGTTCTATCTTAGTATGGAGACCAGACATAGTTTCTGCAGCCATAGAAGAGAAACGTTGTTCTTGTGTTTCATCCTCTGTAAAAGGCTCCATAGGAGGCATATACTTAGTAGTATAGTCTTGTCCCTCTATTAATTGAACGCCTAAGGTGTCATCCAAATCCATTGGACGCTTATTGTAGTCTTTGATCTTATATCTTCCTGCATCTAGACCACGTTTCGTAGCTCTAGAATAAATAGCGGTTCTACCTTTAAGTGTGTCTTTATATCCCTGTAGACGAAATAGAGAAGCTTTTGTCTTGAGGTATGGATAGAATACCTTCCTACCATTCTCGTCTAAACCTACAACATAGTTAGACGATTTCTCATGAATACGGAAAGCAATAGATTCAGGATAATTATTGACTGATTGCTTGGCCATATCAGAAGCTACAGGCACAAGCTTATTGTTGGCCCAGTTATTTCGAAGGAATCGACCAGCGAAGTTATCAAGGTAGCCTACTCCTCCAGCCGTCTCCTGAACAACAGAGTTCATACCACTGACATACTCCTTGAACTTATGCTCCTCTAAGAATCTTGGAGGCATTAAGTCAAAGAAAGCAGAAGCTGTCTGATTCAAACCAGTTGTTTGGAAAGCATAAGTAATCAACTCTTTCCCAAAGTTTGAGATAACCTCATCTGGATGAGTAATAAGATCATACCATGCTTCACTTAAGGCTTCTTGTCCTTGCTTATCCTTCTTACTTGATCCAGCAATGTCGATGAAGTCTGGATCAAGCCCTTCTCCTCGATTTACTTGTAAGTTTCTAATTAGCAAATTCTCCTTAACTGGAGAGTCTTCTCCTTTCTGTAGAGCTTCTAAGGCCCTAGCTGTACTTGTATTACCAAAGAATAAGCTACGTGGGTTCTCATGTTGGAATAAAGGAAAGTCCTTCATTAAGTACGTGTACGCCTCATTCTCAATAAGAGTAGCTATCTCAAGATCAGTAACCGGAAACTTACCGGTCATAGTTCCAATCTTCTCAACAGTTCCTTGTACAGCTTTAGACATCCCCATAAACTCTCCACCAAATGCTTGGAGCGAAAGAAGGACTGAGTTATCATAATATGTTCCCAACATAGTGCTATCGAACTTACGATCGACATTCTCTATCAATGGACTCGCTAAGGCTTCTAGCTTTACATTCTGTGCAATAAAGGCTTCCATTAAAGTTCTTCCAGCTCCTTTGGTATCTGCTTTAGATGCCCGTAATTGTAGGTTCAATGCCTTAGCATACTCTTGAAGTTCTAAGAACAAGGACAACAATTGACGTTGTGTAGCTGCAGTTGGATCCTTTAGTTGAGCCTCTAGTGTCTTCTTAGAAGGCATGCTATCATTGGAGAAAGGTATCACCTCTTTCACCGCATACTTCTCCATTTGCTTAATGATATCAATAGGCTTAATAGGCTTACCATCATCATACTGCGTTTCGTTTACTCTACCTTCACTATTTAAAGTAAGGTCTGTGTATTCTTTGATGATAGGTTGGGTCGTGAATCGATTAATCCATTCAGGCTTTACCCCCATTCTAATAAGCAAGAAGACTGTATTCGCTGTGAACGTATTATTGTTCAAATCAAAGATATATGGATCTTTAGCTATATCTACATACGCATTCATGTAAGCAGAGACGTTTGAAGTAATATATCTCGAACCATCTAATTCCTTAGTTTCGGCAACAGAAGTAGCATCCCCATAACCATGCCCCAAGCCAAAGTTTCTTGTAAGGAATACTCCAGCCATTTGAGTAAGAACATGATCAACTAGGTGATTAGCTGTTTGTCCTACACCATGTTGTCCCCCAGCGAACTTACGCTTGGTTACATATTGTTCATATCCAGAAAAGAATTCAAGATCTCCAAGTTTAGTCTCTTGACCAAGTAGTTCTCTGATCTTCTTTGTGTCATTCTTTAACCATTCAGCATCGATAGGAGAAATCAATCGAGTAAAGGTTTCCTTAGCAAGAAGAATCTCCTTATACCTATCTAATTTGTAATTCTGTGCAGACCGTTTGTTGTCTAAGGAAGAAGGCGTCTTAGTGATGCCACTTACATAGTCTTCCTTATTCATATCTTTCCAAGCCTTTACTAAAGCTTGTTCTGTTTCTGTAAGATCAAGACCACTTCTGCTTTGTTCTTGTATAGACTTAAACAAAGTAGAATTATCCATATCCTTAATCTGTGCCTCCTCACGTAATGTATCGAAAAGCCCTTTATTGTTTTCTAAGAAGTCCTTTCTCATTGCTCTCTTATTGATCTTAAGATCAAAGTTAGGAAGCATGAAGTACATCTTATCGATATCATAATCAGAGCCTGTTTTCGCGGTAATGGCTGAATAGGCTATGATAGTATCTCCCATATACGCTGGTAGAACACCAGCAACCTCCAGATAATCTGTAGAAGCCATATCCTGATTCGGGATACGGTACCCAACACCCTCTAATAGTCCTTCCTTTTGAGCTTGACGTAGTAGCTTAATTTGTTCAGCTTTAGTCATATCCATAAATCCTGGATACTTATTAACCAAGCTATGAGGTACAAGTACTTGTCCAGGCTTACTTATTCCGTCCTCTATTCTAGGAGGTAATAACGCAGTACCATCCGTTAACCAAAGTATGTCCGATTCTTTATATATATCTGAACCAGTAATTGCCTCAAACATTGCTGGAGACATTTGTACAAATGATCCTCCAGGCATCTTCAATCTTACAGTCCTTGCTGTAACCATTGAGAGCAATTTCTGTTGGATCTTCTTACGGAATTGAGGTATGGCATCTAAGGCTACACCTCTATCTAAAGCCTCTAGTACATATTTAGGAGCTTCTGCTTTGAGTTCCTTAATAAGTACTGGGTACAATTTCTTCTTATCAATAGAAACAATACCTCCTTTCTCATCTAAAGTAACACCAAATTCCTTCTTAAGGCTTTCGGCACCAAGATCAGATAGGTATCTATCAGCTGCTACAAACTCCTCAATGAGTTGAGCGCCTTCCTTATCTCCATACATTGCCGAAGGATTGATATTCGCTAAGGCATTCTTAAGTACTTGAGACCCTTCAATAGCTTCTCCTTTCTTCAAATACTTAGCAGAAAGATCTTGTTGTAACTTCCAGTTACGATTATCAAGTTCTATTGGATTAAACTTGAGGTCTGCATCTTTGATGTCTACTTGTCCCCTTGCTCCTACTTTGATACCTGATTCAAATACAAGCTCTTGTACTTTATCTCGTTTCATTGCAGCCAAGACACCTTGCATCTTGGTTCCACGGATCATGCCAGGGATCAATGGAGCCAAAGAATACTTAAGGTAGACCGGTTGCATACGATTACCAGTTGGTGAAGGCACTAGATCATAGTACATCCCTTTCAATGGTTGAAGGAATAAGCTAACGTCTTCCGCAACTACTTCTTCTCCTTTGCTTAATCTATCGAAAGGGGCTTCCATAGAAGGCCTCCACTTACCAAGCATTTGCAACAAGTCTTTATATCGTTCCATAGTAACATATGCCTGAGCATCTGCTACATTAATTTCTCTGTAAGGACTTAAGGCTTCTTCTGCCTCAGATTCAGACATTCCTGATTCTATTAAAGCATCTTTATACCCTTTATAGACCTCAGGCTGCGTTACAGCCATGTTTTCTTCGATGTCCTTTACAATGGCTACATTGTAGAATTGTCTCTCTCTTCCGTTTTCTGCGGGATGGATGAATAGGTCTTGCCCTGGAGCTATAATTCCTGGTACACGCTTCTTCAAGTCATCGAGAGACTTGTAGTAAGCAGGGTCACCAGTGAATAGCTTTCCAGTTTCTACATGGGCAATCAACGAATTAACCATATAATCAGCCATCATAGATTTGATTGCCTGAGTATCTGTAGCGCCCTTCTTTCTAAAGGTCTTAAGCACAGAAGTATCTAACCCCACATTAATAAGGTTGCCTCCTTGCTTTTGAAGGACACCTGTCTGCACTGCTAGGTCTATCTCTTTCTCAGCTAATCGCTTAAGAAGGCCTTCTACCTTTGGTCTTAGTTGATTAACTGTCTTTGTTCCCCAAGTAGGTTTATTATTATCTGAGGTAATGTATGTCTTAATAAGCTCAAGCGTATCTACATCCAAATCTATATTATCCACCACCTCTCCCGATTCGGTAATTTCGATCGGGCTTAGCGAAGGAAATAATTGAGATTTGAAAGCATGACGTTTACCTTTATGGTAATGCTCTACTTGTTGCTCTACAGGGATAGCATTAGGCCCATGTACCTCATTCCAAGCTTGAGACATTCTAGCAAGTTCATCTATGAAGTAATTCCCTATGATATCTACTGTGGATACGTTGTTGAAGATTATATCATCTCCCCTGAAATCTAACTCAAGTTTCTTAGGGGCAAAGCCAGTAATGGTAGTGTATACACCTTTATCCGCAGCAGTAAGCAATGAGTACCTGCCTTGCAGTGTTTGGTTAATCCTTAAAGCTAACTCATCTGCAGGCTTAAGATCAGAGAACTTACTTCCCGTATCTCCTGCTGCTTCCTCACGTAAGTTATTGAATACGTTATAGTTAAACTCTTCTCTAGTCTTCTTATTGTTTAGAAGCTCTGAAATCCAAATAGCATTAGCATTACCTGGAATCTTGCTTAACTTCTCAAGGTATTCATCGTTATTCTTTATCTCTTGAATCTTCTTAATCAAGAAGTTATTCAATGAGTATGTATAGTACATAGAGTTATCTGCTCCAAGTACTCCAGATTCTGAGAGGTCTTCTCTAAATAGAGATTCTACTTCAGCTAAAGCTAATGCGGTTTTCTCGCTCTTCACCCAAGGTTTCTTACCTTCGGCACCATCTGTAATAACCTTAGTAAGCCCTGTAGGACTTTCAAACATAATAGCAACCTTTGTAACAGCATTCTTCAAGCGTTGATCTTCGTTGTTTCCAGGACGCCCTTCCATCCAATAATTAAAGGCAGGCCTTGAAAGCTCGATACCAACACTGTTCAAGCTTTGGAACAATTGCTCTTTGTATTCTTCTACTGGTACTTCTACATTCAGTTCCTTTCGAGCTTGTATCGCCTCCAATACATCTTCCTTAAGAGAAACCATAAGAGAGTAAGCAAAGGTCAAAGGTTCACTATCTAAAGCCATATGGTCTCCAGAGTAAGCATACATCTTATCTCTGAAATTCTGAACCCACTCATTTCTTACTTGCTCCGCTGGGCTCCTTGATTCAGATTTACTAAAGACAAATTGTTTGATCTGTCCTTCTTTCTTAAATCTAGCTGTATAGTATTGCATATTAGCCTTAGAGAAGGCACTGAAGAATTGAATCTTCTTATGCATTGGGTATGCAGGGTCCCGTAGTTTGGCAGTTAGGATGGAGATTTCTGGTCGAGTTGTTGTCAACTCATCCATAGCTACAAGCATCTTATCGAAAGCTGTAGTAAGTTCTCCTGTTTCATATATGTAGCTATCGACAATACCAGATAAAGACTTAGCCAAAGCTGCCCAAGTAGAAGCAGCATATGCTAATCTAGGAAGACCAGTGTTAGGATTGATTTCGTAATCCTTAACAACACTACCATCTTCTTGTTCTATCAAGTCTGTGCTCTTAAGCTTAGGAACCATGGAAAGTAGAAGCTTAACGTTTCCAGTGGCATTATCCTTACCTGAGTATTCGAAAGCTGACTTAGTATTCAGTTTCTCAGTCTTCTCTTCCTCTGTGAGGTCATCAGTATCAAGAATAGCTTGAACCTCTGGGTTGACCTCTAACTGCATCTCATTAAATTTATCTAAGATTGCAGACCTTATAGCGTCTACATCAGCATTAGCAGCTATAAAGATATTGGCTGTAGTTAGGTTATTAGCCTCCATTGCCAAATCATAGTATGTAGCAAGATGTCCGGAAATAGCATCAGTGCTGATAGCCTCCATAGTAAGAGCTGAAATATCCTCAGTCTCCATTAACTTTGACTCCTGGACTACAGAGAATGTAATCGTATCAACTATGTCATAGAATTGACTTACATTTAAATTATCGGCTCTATTGTATAAAGCCTTATTGGTCATCTTGGCTACTCTTCCAGACATTGGAGCAGTAGCATAGTATCCTCTATTGATCTTAGCGAATACTTGATCTACTTTAGAACGAGAACCAAACAAGTGTTTGATCATCTCCCATAGCTTTCCAAAGAAGCTCTTGGCCTTAGGATGGAAGCTCATGGTTCCCTCAGAGTGTACAAAGGCTCTGAAATCATCAGCAAGCTTCTCCTCAAACCAATCTTGCTCCGATTCTACTTTTCGAGCATCAAGCTGTTCTTGTGTAGGAGTTCCATACTTAGATCTTGCTTCCTCATATAATTCAGTTCTTTCATTCTCAGATAAGTACAATTGAGATACTGCATGGAAGGCTTCATGGTAAGCTGTGCCCTTTTCCATTATATTGGAAAGTTGTATCATACCATTAACATAGGCTCCGTAAGCACGACCGCCTTTATTAGCCATTCTAATCAAGCCATCTATAACTGTTACAGGAACATTCGGAAGAACGGCTTCAAGCCAAGCTCTTTCCTCAGCCATATTAGCTATAGTATATCCTCCACTAGGTGCAGCCATTAGATTAAAGCCTGTCTTCTTACGCTTTACTCCACCAAATGGATTATCTGGGGCTTTGGCTTCCTTAGTGTCTCCTCCTGCTTCCTTTGTCTGTTCTGGCGTAGGAACAACAGGTTCTTGAGCTGTCTCTTCTTCTATATCTAAAGTAGAAGAGAATTCGATAGTAGGTTGGATAAATAACTTACCATCGTTTGGTGAGAGATTAGTTAAGTACTTCTCACTATCGATAAGGAAGTCATTATACTTATCCTTAACTGTATAGTCCTTTCCCATGAAAGAGAATTTGGCTGTAGACGTACGTCCGTCTCTAGTAGCCCACTCACTCATAGGAAGATTCAATTTCTTAATGGAAGCATATCTCGGCACCATAGCCATCATCCAATCAACGATGTCTTCTCGAACTTCGTTTATCTTATCAATAGGAATAGCCTTAGCTCCGAAATGAAGCGACTTAGTATTCTTATTGTAGTATAAATCCTTACGCTTGCCATAATCTTCGCTTTCCTCATCTGTTATAATGGTATTCGCTGTCTTAGAACCTTCATACGCAAGCAATTCGAAAGCTTGTCCATAAGTAAGGCCCTCAACCATTGGGTTATCAGCTACTGGTGTATTGAACCAGGTGTTCCTGTTCTGGAAATCTGTATAGAGATCCACCATAAGGTTTGCTTCTTCTCTGGTTAAGTAAGAAGCATCCAATTTCATAGGAACCAAGTTCCCTTCAATATCCCTAGTTTCTAAGTATATAGCCCCACCTGTACCAGTAGCATCCGTATCGGTTACGGGATTACCATTATGATACATCAATGAAGTTCCTAAGGAAACCATAAGTTTCGCAGGAGCCCCTGTAGCTGTTTCTATCTCCCTGATGGATATCGGTTCTAATCCTAGTTGCTTATGTCCACCTGTACGCTTGGTGATCTCTGTGAAGACTCTCAAGCCTTTCTCAGATGCCTCACGTACTTGGGCGATCAATGCTCCTAGTTCAGCCCGCTTTCCAGAAGTGAAATTAGGATTATCTTTCTGATCGATCGGCATATGTAATAGAGGACCAACTGGATTATCGTTGGTTGTTATCCATTCGCCATCGGCATTTAAAAGTATGGCTCTAATACCATCTCCTTCTACTACCAATTCAAGCTTAGTACCAACAGCTTTGAACTTAGGGTCTTCTAATAGATCTGTAAGTACTTGATTAGCAGAGTCTGTAGACCCTCCATTACGTGCCGAGGTCCAATTGAAAGAAAGCATACTATCCTTCATGGACTTCGTAACCTTAGGCAAAGGCACAGAATTGGTTGTTGGTTCTGCTGAGCCTGGGTTCTCATCATTCGTATTAGATGCTGCTACGGCATCAGAAGCCCTAGTAGCTCCTTCTATGTTCTGTTTAGTTGAGACAGTACTAGTTACTTGTTCCGTTTCCAAGGCAGACGCCCCTTCTTCTCCCATATCCTTACGCATGCCATCGGCATCCATAACGGCTTTGGTTAAATCAGTTTCATTCTTAATCTCCTCACGTTTCTCAGCTATGCCCTTCTCATTTGCATTCGCTTGCTTCTTCTCAGAGCTTTGCATCTCCCTGAGTTGCATCATCTTAGAAGTACCAGCTATTGCTTTAGCTATAGGCTCTGGTATAGCTTCTCCGTACTTCTCCCTTATCTTGTCTACAACTTGATTATGTTCTCCTCTATCCTTTGCATTAATTAATTCGTTTACGTCGGTAGTATACTTATGCTCATTCTGGATCGCATCTCCTTGAAGATGATCAATTTCATCCTGAGCCTCTTCCGTTAGCATATCATTATACTCCTTAGTATTATATGCCTTGAACAAGCCCCTTTCGGAAAGGGCACGCTTTATTACTCGGGCGTCAGCTCGTTTCTCGCTTGCAGTTCTTTCAATAGCGTTGGCCTCTACTAGAACCTTCTCTGCGTCCTTAAGCTCTGAGGTAAGTTCCTTTACTCGTTTGCTTACCCTTTCTTGTCGAGCCTTTCCTGTTCCTTTATTCTTAGCCTCCTTCGAGTATACCTTAAGAGCCTCTTTGATACGACGAACTTCGATACTCGCACTATAAACGGCTTCTCCTGAACCGGGAGTAAGAGATTCCTTACCTCGGGTAGCAGACTTATTCACTATTTGTTCAGAGGCTTGAATACTTAAATCAGAAGCGATTTGGGCATCCATAGCTCTCATAACCATTGGAGCTAAAGTAGCTTCCGCATAGCCATCGTTCTTATACCCGTCATATATTTCTTTAGCTTGTCCAGCATCTTTGATATAAGAAGCATAGTTAGTTTGTAAGTCCAATAATTGTTGTGGATCCAATCCATGCTTCTCAGCAAATTCTTCTTTATCTTCTTTACTTGTCTCACTAAAGTTCTCTATATCTTCCATATAGCCAGCAAATGTATCCTGGTCTAAGTGGTCGATAGCTGTATCTATATTCCACTTCTTTCGTAAGTAGGTACTAGCTTCTTTATCTCCAGATTCATCAGCAGCTTTAATAGCATCACTATAGAATAAATTCCTTCCTGTCTTTCTAGCAATAGCAGAAATAGAAGCCCCTAGATGGTGCAAGCCCTTAGCAGGCATCGTAGATAACCTCTCAGTTGCTCCTTCCGTTACTTTCTTTATACCTGGCCCTGCTCCTTCCATAGCCATACCACCGAACGCACCGAAGAAGAACGATGTCCAAAGTTCTCCATTCTTGAGATACTTCTTCATCCTTTCTCCATGTGAGGACTCCTTAGCTATACCAGCCTTTACATCTGTTAGATACTTGGCTTCTTCTCCTACCCAGAATTGGAAGGATTCTTCTAAGCCTTCTGAGAGCCCTGTAACAAGGTACTTATTAGTTAAGGCCTTCGCTGCTGTAGCCCCTGCTGCCTTGGTTAAAGCTTTCTCGGCAAAGCCTCCTAATTTAACTTTACTACCCATTAGCATATACTGGGGAATATCTTGAGCAAGCATGGCCCAATTCCTTACATATGTATCCTGTGCAGCCTCACCAGCTAATTTCTTTGCTTCTTTATCATCTAAACCAGCAGAGATAAACTTATCATATTGTTCTTTGAAGACACCTGAGGCCTCCATATTATTCTCAATGTGTCTGGAAACTACAGCTTGTGCCATACCTTTACCAGCCAGTTTCAACATTCTCGATCCCTTTGCAGACATCTGAACGCCTTTAAGAGCCTTACCAACTTTACCTAACTTCCCTAGGCCTTTGGCAAGCTTTGCTGCTTTAGCAAGCATACCTAAGCCTTTACCTACAACGCCTATGGCCTTTACAGCCCCGGCAGCAGGAATAAGCATAGAAGCGAATGAAAGTACACTAGTACCTTTAGATGCCCACCATGCAGAAGATGCAGGATTCCAAGCAGAGGCATTAGGATCTTCATAAATAGGTGTAGCCTCTTTAGTCCAATCTTGTATTCCTTCGCCTATATCAATAAGGAAATTGCCCACTTCTTCCTCTTCGCCTTTAGATATATTAGCCCATGTATTGTATTCACCAAGCCAACCAAAGCCTTCGATCATACCTCCTACAACTTCACCTACAACTCCTTGGTTTAGGAAGCCCAAGGCATGTTCCCATCCAGATTGGTTTTGGGCTTGCTCTGTTTTCCAATTATGCTCCAGTTGTGGAAACATAGAAACACCATATTCTGTATAGTCTCCTAAGTCCTTGACATGTTGTAGGTCAGGGACTTGATCCATGGTGGTTTGGAAATGAGCCTGCTCTCGTCTATCCATTCGCTTCGGGGCCTCTACTGGAAGCCTAGTCAAAGGATTAATAGCTAGTTCAGTTTCTCCTGGTCCAAATAATGGATTAACAGTAGGTTTTATACTCGTAGGTTTATTGTTTTCTGGCATAGCGATAAAGATAAACAATTATAACGTAATGTAGAAATAAACTTAATTTAAGAAAGTTTCTTTCACTGCCTCATATGGACTGAATTGATAAAGATCATTAGGATTCCTTACTCGTTCTTGTGCTCCTTGTACAGTTTGGGGCTCAGCAATAGGATAAGCATGTCCAAATTTCTTAGTTGCTCTGCTTATAGCCCAGTTCTTACTCATACCGTCATCCATCAATTCTTGTACATAGTCTCGGTAATCTTGTTTCTCTTGAGTTCCGCTTCCTTCACTTAAGATATCTGCCCCTAATACATTCTGAGGAGTGCCAGATTCATCTGAAACACGATAGTACGAATTAGGTTCAATAGTATTAGGGTGTGTTGCTGCTGTATTCCTAGCATGTGCCATACTATTGAAGTCTATATTTCCATGTGTATTCACCTTAACTTTATTAAAGGCAGCGGTTACTTGTCTTGGATCAGCTTGTGGAGCCAAATTTGTTTCAAAGTGGGCATCATTTAATTCATTAAGATACCCTTTATCCAACGTTCCATGCTTCTTCTTTTCTATAAACCCAGTAAGAGCAGGAATAGCTTCTTGTAAATCTACAGTTACTGTAGCTTGTCCTTGCCATTTATGTCCTTTAACATTAACATAAGGATTAGGCATTGTTACTTTATTCTTCTCCTTAGTCATATCAAAGATGACGTCTGGATGTTGGTCCCAACGAGAAACCTTAACTCCTTTAGATCGCATATCATAAACCCTAGTAAGTATTTGCTCTGCTGGGTTATTAATCATTTCTTGAATAGAGGTGCTTGTAATATTAGAAGTAGTGGCCGGAACCTTAACTACACCTGTATTGCCCCCATAGTTTACTTTAAATTCATAGAAGCGTCTAGGCTGTCCTTGGTATCTAAGAGTAGGAGCCTTACTTAAGTGTTGAGAACTAGATCTAGCATTCTCAAAGAACTTCTGTCTATCCTCAGCATCATCTGGATCTAAATCAACCTCTTCCATAAGAAGATCTACAATGCCTCCTTCTTTCATACCATCAGGCGTAAGTATGAAACCATTGAGGCCTATCCAATTACCTTGATGAAGTGTTCCCTTCTTAGGATCTTGAAACCAATAATTATTAGCTGCCTTAGTGTTCTTTAACGCCTGCTCTTCACTATGCTCCCATTCTCCTGTTGCTCCATTCTGTACATATCCAGGGCCTATACTTCCTACAGGGCCTCCTCCAGCTTGGTACACATTTACTTCATCACTATCTAAATACTTGTCGACGGCTTTATTATAGTTTGTCCTTGCTTTTATATCAATAGCCCCTTTATAAGCCTCATCAAGTTGTACAAGTATGTTCTTCTTTGTCATTCTACCATCAGCGTCTCGCATATCTTCACGCTTAGGTAATGTATAAATTTTACCCGTCTTAGTGTTGACTATACGAGTATCGCCTTCCATGCCTGTAGCTGTCCCCCATCTACCTAAAGGCTTCTGTACCCAATCAGCATCTCGTTCTCGTTTCCAAGTTCCATCACCAGTTCCAAAGGCTGCATCAAGAACATTCTGAGCAGTTAATCCCTCTGGTAGATCCTTAAGGCTAGTTGCTGCATACTTTGCTGCTGCTGCCATACCTGCATTGTGGTCTTTCTGAGGATCATAGCCAGTTTTCTCCATGGCTATTGCTTCTGCTTGTTTCTTAAGATTAAGCGCGTCTGCCCTATTATTCATGAAGCCGTCCATCGTTGCTACAGCTTCATTAATTTCTTTTTCTGAAAGGAAGGTAATACCTCCATGATCGGGACTACGAAGCATCTTATATACTTCAATGTATCCATTCTCTCCTTCCATAATCTGCTTAAGCTTATCAAGTTGAGCAACATACTTACCATAATCAGAACTGGTTCGATGTGTAGCTACGTCTATATCCAAATCATGGATAAAGCCTTTAAGAGCTTTGGCTCCTTGTTTGTCCCATTGAGCAAGGTTAAAGTCTAAGCCTTCAACTCCATCTACCTTATCTCCTTGATAATTAGTAGCATGTGTCAAGACGTTGTTCTGAGACATCGTTTCCGATTGGTATTGCATATCATCAGCTACCATCTCATACTCATGTTCTAAGCCTGCCTTAAAACGAGCAAGTTTATATTCATCAGCCTTATAGTCTTCTTGTTGGTTATACGCTTCACGAAAACCTGCTTTAGATGCCCCCCTGGAAGCATATTGACGTATGTGCTTATTTAAAGAGGATTCTGCATCAAAAGGTTTACCCGCTTGCTTTGCTTGATGTCCTTCAATCATAGTAAGCTGACTGAGGTAATCCATTACTTCTTTATCATTTCTAAGTGAACCTTCTACATCTCTATAGACATCTTCTGCTCGTACCTCTTTCCAACCATTCTTCGTAAGAAATCTATATCCCCCGTCTAAGGTTTTCTGGTATTGGCTTGAGTCCCATTTGTCTGCTGCATAGTCTTTAATAAGTGTTTCAACCTTTGCATCGATATCTACTTTATTTGCAGCGGAAATACCACTGAAACTATTGTAAACACCAGATGATTGTAGGGCATCTTGTACTCCTTGGTAATTGGCCATAGACATCCCAGCCAAACCATTATATTGAGTGAGGGTTATCTTCCCATCATTATATTTAGTTTGTAAATCCTGTTGATACGCTTGAGCAGCGCGTTGGTTTCCAACGATGGCACCAAGCCTTCCCCGAGTAAAGTCTTCGTTCATTTGTCGCCCTTGCTCCTTAATCCTAGGTATGGCCATAGCATAGTCACCTCCTACAGCTTCAAGGTTCTTTACCATGTCTGATTCGTACTTATTCAGAATCTCATTACGAAGGGCTTTGTCTTTATTCAAAGCCTGAGCAGCATAAAGCTTTTGGCGTATACTGTTCTCTCCTTGCTCAGCAGCGTCGAAGGTCTGTTGACTTCTATCTGCATAGTTCTGTAATTGTTGAAAGGGTAATTGCACATACTGGCTTGTATAAGCTTGTTGGTGTGGAACTACATACGGCTCATCATGTTCGTTAACTGGCATTACTTATATCGATTAGTACCTTTTCTCTTCTTCTCTGGTTGTGTAGTCTTAGGTGTTTCTGCTTCTTCTTTCTTCTCGTCTTCTACAATACCCATTCTATATGGCTCACGGAGCGTCTTTTCTACATCTTTATTATACTTACCCTCAGCGTCTCTAGTAACATTTAAATCATATGATCTACTTCCTAGAATACTAGCAAGCATATTATCCCGAGCGTAAAGCTTCTCATCCCGGCTCATCATATACTCACGCTGTTTGTCTATGTTGTGCATCTGGGTAAGTTCTGCTGTTGCAGCTCTCCCAAACTTACGGTTCTTAGCTCTCTGCATTCGTTCTATGTCCTTAGCTCGAACATCTTCTCCAGCAGCGAACTTACGTTCAGCATTACTAAGATCAACATTTGCATTCTCAATTCTAAGCTTTCTCTCAATTTCTTTATTAAGGATACGCTCCTTAGCCTTCTGCATCATTACTTCGTCTTGTGCAGCTTGGGATACTTGTTGGCCTTTAGATCCAACTAAACCTCTTCGGTTCTTTCTTCTAATAGCACCAGCAACATTGGCTTCCTTTATTTGAGGAGCAGAAAGATCTTGATACTTATATCGATTAAGTTTCAAGGCACTCTTGTTGTATCCTTCAATACCCCCCATGGAATCCAATAAGTTCCCCATGACATTGGCATTACGAGAAAGCTTATCAGTGATAGCTTTACCTACCTTCTTAGCCTTCCCTTTCCCAGTCTCTTTCTCTTCCGTTTCTACTTCTTCCTCAGTAAGAGTGGCAGCATCTGCAGGACTTGTTGGTACACTTTGAGGTAAATCCTCCACAGTATACAAACCTTTATCCAATACACTTTGATCACTATTATATTGATCCATGTATCGTAAAGAAGCAGCTAAACTCTTAGTTTCCAAGTTTCTCGCATCTCCAACACCATATCCTTCAGTGCCTGGATCTAATCCTTGATCCCTAAGATATTGAAGATAATCTCCTGAGTTAATTCCTTGACCAACCATGAAGTCTTGGAATTGTTTATAAGTACCTGTAGGATCTGTGGCCTCAGTTTCCTGAAAGGCTTTAAATTGCTTTTGGTTCTCTGGGTTAGCTAGGAAAGCATGATATGGATTATCTGTTTGATATACATCATCGAAAGACTTCTGCATCTCTTGGTCATATACTAACCGTTGCTTATTGGGATCATAGTCAATTCCTTGTGGATTACCAAACTCCTCATCCAAGGTTCCTCTCTCTACGAAAGGAGCCATAGCTGGAGCATTACCTGGTGTATCTTCTACAGGGGCGACTCCAGCCCGTTTGTCGTCCATTACCTGTTGAGGAATGAATGGAGCAGAGCCTGGAACGACATTCTCATCTCCATCTACTTTCTTTGGGGCATCGTCGGTTGGTAACTTACGTCTCTCTTGTTCTATAGGAATCTTACTTCCTCCAGCCTTGTAGCGATTTATCTTACCCATAACCTTATCAAATTTCTCAGGCTTACCTTGAGTATTGAAAACAACATCGCCTTTAGCAGCTTTTACCTTGTCTCCACCTTTAGTATGTGGAGTGGTTCCAACGCTTTTAACATTGAAATCGGCATCAGTGTGGATCTCCCCAACACCATTCTTGCCTTCAATCTCTATTACACCATTGCCCGAGGATTCTCCTCCTTCAGCCATGGCACCAAAGAATCGCTTCTGTTTACTTGATAGGCGTTTGCCATAGACAGAACCGTCTTCTAATATCTTATTAGCCTTCTTCGAGGAAAGCTTAGTAACCTTGCTTTTATATGAACGCAAGCCTTTCTTGGCTGTAGCATCCGGATCCATCATAAGTTTAGGATCGGTAGCATAACCTCCGAACTCTTCGTACGCTTCCTTCTCAGCTTTGATCTGCCGATTCGCTTCTTTGATCTTCTTTCGGTTGTACAAACTTAAACCAAGTCCAATAGCTGCACCAGCTACAGCACCGCCCGGTCCTGCCATCTTACCACCAGTTTGAGCCCATTGGGTAGTCTCTCCTGCTACATCATAACCATTTGGCTCTGGTTGTTCTTCGGCATATTGAACACCACTAGGATACTTCTTACGTTTATACCTTGCATTCTTCTTCTTTCCTTGATCGGTATATTTACTATTTCCTTTTGCCATATTATGAAGCGTTTGGTCTAAATAGACAGGATATAAAATTAATAATAAATTTGTAATTATCTGTGTTGTTGTACACTAAGTCTACTGTTGCGTGGTCTCCTTTAATTCTTGGCTTATAAGGCCGAGCACTATCTAGGTTACCTACATCAAAGATACTCAATGATTCATCAACTACAGCATCTCCAGGGATGGCAATTGCATATTTATTCTTTACTCTGGTGGCACGTATCTCTTGTAACGTACCATCTACAGCTTTAGTGCCATAGGCATTGGTAGGCACAACTGTATGTGTAGCCGTGTTCCTAGTATCAGTATGGACACGTAAAGTATCCCAAGTATCAAATTGTACTACAGTATCTCCGTTTAAGGATTTGGTATGGAGCAACATATTATCATACGTCTTCTCTATGCCTGCGCCTTCATTGAAGACCATCTGGAGAGAGGAAGCATATGTAGTTCCATAGTATGTACCATAATCTCCCACATTATGTTCATGGAGAGTTGCGTTCGCCCCTGTAGCGTTTTCTATTGACAAGAGTTTATTATTCTGGGAGAAGAGTAGGTTCGGAGAATAGTTATGCTGTGATATCCATTTCTCTGTGAGGGAACTGAAACTCCATGTGAAATCGTTTGTAGTACCTCTCTTTACTAGAATATATCTACGTTTGTTGAAATCATAAGCGCCTGTGATGCCTACACCAGTATACGGATTATCTATGTAGTCGGAACCATTAGTTAAACCCTCTGCCATGTTGTTCTCGAAGTACTTCTGCATACCTCGATTAGAGACTTCCCGAAGTTGTTCACCGCCCAACATGAATATCCTACCTTGTAATACATCTGGAAAGAAGTAACCTACAGGCGTTAAGACACCAGCAAATTGGGAAATACTGCCAGCGTAACCACCAGTACTTACTATTACTTCCTTAGCCGGGATGGAGAATAAACCTCCTGTACCTTGTACTACCTCTCCAATAGAAGTAGCCTGCATTGTTGCATCATTAACATAAGCCCTCCATAGAGACTTAGGTGTGTGTAAATATAAAGTATTCGCATACACAAAGTTATCCCAAATGGGACCAGTATGCTTAGGCATATCATAGAAATTGTTCTGAGCGTAGATTCTATAGGAATCAAGTATTTCATCCTCTAAAGCTGATTGAGAGTATATAGTCCTATTCTCAAATACACCTACAGTTACTTGAGCAGCCGATTTGTTAGAATAGGTCTTGGAATCATTGTCGAAGGAGTACTGTAGGTTATACCCTTTGGAGTCTCCTTCTTGTGCTTGCTGTTGCAAGGCTGTATATGCGTCCACCTTTGGAAAGTATGGAACTTCTTGAATCTCTGCTAAAGGATCAGATCGATCTGTATATTGGTGTCTGTATTCACAGTTGATACCAGACTCTACAAAGAAATACCCGATCGCTTTGAAATTCATTCCTCGTATAGGAGAGTCATCATGCTGTGTAGCATCCTCTTGAGAATAGCCATTTCCAGTATTAACCTTTGTGATAATATCTCCTCCTACAGAAGACAGTAGCCCTTTGTAAGGAATTACATCTACGTTTCGATATGCGAATTTGGATATGAACGTATCTCCTTCAAATATCTCAGGTTCTGGTACCGCCCCCGCAAACGCGGGAAGGTTTCTAGTTGTAGCTATAGGAATATAGACAGAGCCAGAAAGAGAACCATATTGATTAAGGTTTTCCGCAATCATACTAAATAGATGATTGTGTACGTTTCCTTCACTGAAGTTATCATCATTGCTATAACTTCCATCATCGAAGAACCAGTTAAACCCTGCTGACATCTCTGCCTTGAAATTAACCTGTTGCTTTGCTGCGAAATCTACACCAAAGGTAGGAGCTGCAGCTGTTCTAATATATAAGTGTCTTGAACTAGTTGAGTTGTCGATCTTGTGGATCAAGTCTGATATCCGTACCTCTGCTCCCTTAGGTATATATCGAGCTTCAGCAATTGCTGGGTTCAACGCAGGATCAGAGGAGCCCCCATTGGCGAGCCCTTCGAAGTTAGTATAATCTACGATAGTCCAGATTTGCATATACTTATACAATCTAGTAGTAGTAGTAGAAGCTACCAAGTCACTACCAAAGGCATCCTCTGAGTTATGAGAAGGTTTAATTTCTCCTCCAGAAATGTAAGTACCATTCAGTCGCATCTGTGGAACCAGTTTAGTCCCTTCAGCAGAGTTAGGATTAAACACACCTAATTGCGTATCTGGAGAGAAGAAGGCCATACGTGTATTACTGGCTCCAGTTGTACCATCGTCTACTGCAGGGTCGTCTGCCACTTCATAAGCAATAGATGGAGCTGTTCCTACGGCCACATTAATAATAGCTGTCCCCTTGGCTTCATCTGTAGTTTGATTATTGATGAAGGTGTTGTTATAGAAAGGCATCTTACGCCATCTTCCATCACTAGCTTCCTCCAATGGATCATAATCCCATTTGTATGGGAAGGTTCTAAAGAGATTTACATACCTTGTTACTAACCCTTGCGCCCATATACTACGATTCTGGGCCGTATCTCTACGCTCTCTAGTGAATGTAATAGATTGAATATTAGCCCTAAGGCCTGCCGACATAGGCGTATTAAAGGTAAACTTAAGTCCTAGGATACGTATCTTGGTAATACCTGTAGTTGGATCAACTCTAAAGTGAGGCTCCAATTGTAGTGTAGGCATCTTATGATGTCTAGTCTTCCTATTAGCTGGTATAACATCTGTTTCGAGAACAGAGTCATAGCATAGGTTATCATCCCCAGGATCAGGCCCTGGATATAGTTGATTTGTTGGATTATCTGTAGCAGATACATAAGTACCTGTAAGTCCATAAGTTTCATCATGGTAGTCAGGAAATGCTGCATCTCTAACCGCCTCTGTAGTTGCTACAGTTGACTTATCATTACCTGGAATATGGTAATTAAAAGAGGGAGCACCATCTGTAAAATTAACCAACATACCTAAGGAGTACACTTCTTGCCTTCTGTATCCTTTGAAATAGAAGGTCATAGCCTCTGCTTTATAATCGGTAAATTCACCAAGGGCAATAGCAGCATCTGCAGCCCCTCCAGTAGAGCTTGAACTTACCTCTACCCCTGTATCAGCAAAGACTTGTCCTGTATTATCTTGAACACCAGCTATGTCTAATGTACCTCCTGGAGGTATACCACTACCAGTACCACCAAATTGTGCATCATTGAACAGCAAGTAAATAAGATCTGTATCAGTTCCTGCTGGCAATACAACATCATCTGGAGTATACGCAACAGAGGCAGCACCCCCAGCGAAGCCTACAGTAACTACTGAAGCCACGCCTGTAATATCTGTATAAGTTAAGGCTATGCTATTACCGCCAACTCCCACTACATCTGCTACTAATGTAATGGTATCTATACCATCTGTACCAGAAGATACAACACCAGCAAGTGTAGGGTGATTGTTTATAGCTGTATTTAAATTAGCTAAGATTGTAAGAGTATCGGCTGATGTAACATCAAATTCTTCTGGCAACGCTGGAGCAGCTTGAACAGCTACAAAGGTAACAGTATCGATAAGGATAGTATCACCAACCAAGCCATCATGGAAATCTCCTGGGCTTGTTATCTGTATGGTAGCACTAGCATTGTCCCCTCTACTATGAAAGGTATAGTTATTTACATCCGAAGAGATCGGAAAGTTGATCGAACGAGTAAAGCGTAATACTATGTACTCAAAGATCATGGTAGCATCATTCTCCAATACATATGGAAGGCTTTGTAACTCGAAGACATCTAAAGTAGTTATAGCATCAGAAGGAGCATAGTCTACCTCCTTTACTACCCATTCTACTTTAATGTCATTAGCTACCTCTTGTAATTCTGCATCAAACGTATTAGTACTATCCGTTAAGTTGGACCAGAAAGCTATATTATCCTTCTGTGTCACACACTTAGCTGTGTTGTAGGAAATGGAAATCTCTTGTAATTCCTCCTGTGTCAACGGCGTAACCTCAGTCTCATCGCCGGAATAATTGACTACCATGTTATCCCCTGTAATATTGATAAGCGGTTGCTCCTCTACAGTAAGGGTGTTTGTTATATTCTCATACCTAATCACAATCAAAGACATGAAAGGATATGAAGTATCGATGTTACTTACCGTTAAGGCTATCGATTTGTTCACAGCACCAAAGTCTGGGTATTCCCCATCGAACTTGTCTCTGCCCTCTGAACGAGTATCTTCAACTATAGGGACCCCATTAGAAGGAATACCCAAGGAAGTAGGAGTAAGGTCGGCTGTATAATATCTTGTTACGAAACGGTACATCCCATTTCGTAGGTTTCCAGAAACTTCTTGAACCTCCAATAGGTCAATTTGAGTAAGGTTCTGATCAGGGATAACCTTTGAATTATCGCTTATATCTCCTAAAGGTGGTGGATTATCTAGGTTCAAAGAGCCCATAGGTCTTCCATTAGGTCCATCACAGAAGTATACAATTCGATCTCCTGCTAATCGTTTCCTAGCTATTAGGTCTACAGGGTTATCGATATTCAAGCCTAGTTCCGAATTAACATCACCAGGAGCCCCATCGTTAGGGTTTGGTACCTTACGTTCATACAGCCCTGTAGCATCTACAATGCCTACCTGTGAGTATCCAGACGGATGAGCCAATACGACAATAAGGTCAGTATCTAATACAAATTTACCTATGACATGAAAGCCATCAGGAAAGACTGTAGTAGTCTGTACTGTGCCTTCTTCATTCACCAAAGCGTATACATTACCTTCATTGGAGATCTGTACAAGATTCCAAGCTTGTCTGTATGTATCCTTAGGTTGTACTAAAGCATTGGAGTCCTTGTTGACTCCACCAAGAAATGACCGTACTTCCTCTTTCATTATGAAATTCCATCAAAGTTTAAATGCTCGGGGGCTCCGAGGTTTCTGAAATCATCATAGTATTGATGATAATCTACAGACAATGTATTGAATATACGTGCAAGTCTTTCCATTTGATCTGGATCAGGGGCATTAGCCTCTGCTCTTGCTTGTATACAATATTGGTTCCAATAGAACTTACAAGTCTCGAAGTCTTGTAATTGTGGGTTCTTAAATTGATGCCCACGTAAAGATAACTGATAAGCACACTTCCACATCAAAGCATCTCGAAAAGATACATCATCTGGAACAAGTGGATACCCTACAGTATCTACAGGTATAGCTAAGTATCTCAAGGAGATGAAACCATACCTAAAGGCAGCAGTAACTGTATCAAAGTTTACCCTATAAGCATTTCCATTGGCTCCACTATAAGTAAGGCCTTGATCCATTAAATTCTGCGAATTTGGAAGATGGTTATAGAAACTAGTAGCATAGGTTGCCTGGCTATGTTGTGCCAATTGAAGCTTCTGGAAAGACAAAGCATCCACTATCTGCATGCAGTCTCCTTCTTCCACCGTTCCCTCTGGATTAGTAGTACGCCAATCACAACAATCTAAAGCATTATTTAACAGGCCCCAAAGAGGAACACTGTTAGCTAAACCGCCTACATCACAACCTTGGAGAAACTTAATTGATTTGTGGAAATCACAAGGTAATACTCCTTTATGGTCCTCAATAACAATAATAGCTTCCTTCTCTGCAAATTGATAGTAAGAGCCTATGTGTTCTAAACCCTCAGCTATCCATTCAATCATGTCCTGCCAAGGTACCTCCTTATCACTCAGATCAAGATCACGAACTACCTTGCCTATTATCTGGTGAATAGTTGTTAATTTATAAATCATAAGTACAGTTAGAATTTGGTGGCTTAATCATCGGAGCTGTACGAGCAGCTTTTATCTCTTTCTGTGTTTTCCAAGGCTCTTTACGTATCTTTAAAGGCATATATCGTTTATAGTAATTACCTTCTTTTCTGAAAGCCTTTGTTATCAATTTCTTAAGTGCTCTAGTAGGCTTAAAGGAGTAATGAAGCATATTGGGAGTAAGTATATTCATCTTACCCCAACTCCATTCCCCATACCAACCATCACTATGTTTATTATCATGGAAGATTGTCTTTCCTAGTTCCTTTGTTGCTTGGAAATCAACAGCTAACCTTTCTACCTCGGGTTTCTTTCGTACTACACGCAAAAAGCCCATCTTATGTGGAAACTGTGTATGAAAGCCCTCTATTGCATTCGCTACTGCTGCTTTATTAAAAGCATAACAAACTTGTTTAAATGCGCGCTCATCCAACGCTTTCTCATCTATCATTTCGCATTGTGCTTTGTAAAACTTGTAAGCATGCGTATAACTTACTCCCTTGCTAACTTCAGCCATATTAATTACTATCTAAACTATCATTAGTTGTATCTATTGGAATGAGGGCACTCCATCTAACCTCATTCTCCATTATTAACTTCATTAATGTATCCACTAAATGTAAGGACATTGGATACTCAAAGTCGAAACCATCATTACAATCAGCATCGTTATCCGGACAATCACAAGTTCTGAATTCCTCTGCTTCTTTTGGTACCTCGAATAAGCCTTGGATGTTCATATAAGACATCTCAGCTGTTGGAGGATTAAGTATGTAAATGTATCGACCCTTTATCAACCACTTAGTCTGCTTTCCTGTATATTTAGCATAAGAGTCCCAAGGCGCACGTTGCCAAGTGGTTTCTTGCCAAGCAGTACCACCATAAGCTCCTACGAAAGTAAAGGCGTGAGATTTCCCACCACCAAGCTCTAATGTATCTGGAATAGGTAATTCGGTTCTTAACACGCAACCATCAGAAGGACAATCACATTCATGGGGATCAACTGAAATCAAGTTAACCTTCCCCAAATCTTGAATATCTTGGCGATCCACATGTTTGTGCTTCATCGCCTCTTGCCTCATCAACTTCGCCCTATAGTAGTTAATTATGAAGGCAATTTGATGATCAGACAGATTCTCATCGTCGGATTGGATTCCTCCAGCCCTTAGATTCTTTACGTTAAATATAAGTTCGCTCTGTAGCATAGTGACCCTAATAATACGAAAAAAGACGAAGAGTAACAACCCTTCGCCTTCCTTAATAATTAATCAATATTTAAACCTGGTCTTATCCGAAGTCTACGGCCACAAACCCAAGGGTTGTTGCGAAGTATTGGTTAAGGATATACGCAAGGTTTAACACGGTTGTACCAGCAGCAGCGGTGTGCTCTTGGTTACCCGTAACAGACGCTCCACCTGGAGCAATGTTTGGAATAGCGATATTCACAGCGCAAGGATGATTATCTTTGCTTTGGAAGTTCCCCAGTTTCGACTTATCGAAAGTGATCGACAACATGTTGTAGCTAGTAGCTCCAGTTACATCTGTCAAAGCAGCAGGATTCAAAGCAAGACTATCATACCATCTCATTCTGGAATTCACACCAATATTTCCCTGAGCAAAGTACTCTAGATCATACACTTGACGGAAATGCCCAGCGCCCCCAAATGGTGCAACTGTTCTTGCATACGGTGCAGCCCCTTCAACAGGAGTAGAAATATCTGTATCTGAGATATCGAAATAAGAAGCATCGAAGGCAACGATTTCATCCGTGTCGATGTTATTCCAAGTCACAGTTTGTGAATCGATTCTGAAACCGTAGTTAGCAGCAACTGCTTGCGCTTCTAGGTAATAATCAGAATCTCCAGCAGCAACCGTTTTAGTTGCTCCATTGTACGGTTGGTCCAATGTAACAATCAAACCATCTACAGCTTGTACAAGGTAATCGCCTTTAGTACCATCTGCATTGTCGAAAGTTAAGTAGTCTCCTACTGCAACAGTATAAGCCCCTGCGCCATACTCGGCAGCAGTTGTATATGTAATCCTTTTAGAACCGTAAGTAACATCTACAGCATTATCACTAACACCTTGAGAAGCAGCATCACTAACTACTTCCATATCAACGAACCTTCCGTTGAATTGTTTGTAGTTACCATTCATGCTTCTAATCCCAAATAAGGATGCCATAGCAAAGGCTGCTTGGTTGGCAGTAGGCGTAAGCCCAGCTTCGTAGTTGTAAAGCTCTCTGGTTTGTTTCTGCCCATGAACTCTTTGGTTATCCTTGATCACAATTGTAAAGCGATACTCAGCCTCAGCAGAGATAGGAAGAGTTCCTGCAGCTGTTACTTCATTGAAGCCAACATAAGATCTTTGGTTTGCTCGGGCAGCGAAAGTAGTTCCTCCATATTGAGTAACTAAGTCCCCCTTAATGGCATCTGAGAGATGAAACTCCCCAACACCCCCAACACCTGATGCAATGAAAACGGAATCGTTCTTAGTAAGTGCTCCTACTGTTGCTTGAGTAATAGGAACCATCGTCTTCGCATTCACTAGCAAGATATCTCCTAGCTGAATTGTAGCTAGGGTTACTGCGCCACTGTTGGTACCACTTCCAATGTGTACCGTATTTACGTAATTTAACGTACTAGACATTGTTATGTAATTTAAAATTTAACAATAATTATAATCATGAGCGCGAAGGAAGACCTAAGTAGCTCCATTGATACTATTCTATAGTTGCAAGCTGTTGTTTAAGCGTTTGTATTCTTTGAGACTCAATGTTCTCTATAGCTATATCAGCAGCAAGCTGTACAATTTCCTTATGGGTGTGATCAGAGATTTCAAACTCTTGCACTGCTCCTCCATAAGTACCAAGGTTTACTGGAAGAGGTTCTTTTATATACGTTAGCTTAACGCTAGGTACGGTAAAAGTTCCATCAGTCCTTATGAGAATATTACCATTCTCAAAGTATACCACTGGTCTATATGTTCTTGGTTTATTAAATGGGTCTTCCAACACTGTCTCCAAGTCATCTTGTTGAACAAGCTTAGGTTTCTTCCATTTATCAGAACATGATTCCCTTGTAACTAAAGTCCTACTTCTTAGGTAGAACCAATATGGTAATGTTAAATCTGTCAATACTGCTTGAACAGCTGGAAAGGCCGTCTCATCTAGTTCATAAGGAACTGGAATAGTAGTAACAAGTTCTGTTACTACTAAACCCTTTAGATCCTCAGTTCTCTTTTGTATCTCTTCAAACCCAGCTTTATAGATGTTATTCTTCGCATAGCGCGTCTTAACAAATCGACCATATGCTTCATTTAAGAAGTAATCAACCATTTCATCAGGCATCTCTGGCACCTGAGAGGTAGATTGTTTATCTACTGTAATTAGAAATTCTATATGGGCTGTAGGTATTAACATTCTTACATTTCGCTTTCTTCATATTCAGCAGAGTCTAAGCCTGAGCCTACAACTTCGCTTACGCCTCCCTTCTGTACGACATTCTCATGGCCTTTACCTTTAAGATCCTTACGAATCTTCCCAGTTTGGGCCACAGAAACTACCTTACGTTCGGTTTTCTGTTTCCTAGTTGGTTGAGCTTTAATCTGCTCTTCTATTTCATACCCAGAAAGAACCGGAGTTCCTGCTAGAGTACCAGCAGCTTGGGCCATTTCAATTCGTTTAGCTAATGCTAAGTAGGTATCTTGGTTTGCTTTCTTCTTCAAGAACTCAGTAACCTCATCAATACCTATACCGATAACATCATTACCAAAGGACATCTTCATATCCTCAAGGGTCTTTCCTTGGCCTCTCTTTAGAATATCGTAGTGTAGGCACTTAGTAATGAATAACTTCATCTTGAAGTCCTCATCACCGAAGATCTCTACGAATTCTCCAGAGCGTTTATCAACGATTCTACCCATCATTGCTTCCACAATACTTGGATCTGTTGATACTATCTTTTCTCCCATAACCATCAGAGTATCAATCATCTCTTGGTTATCCATGTCATTGAAGTGCTTATAGGCTCTCTTCTTAGAGTTCCTACTCTTCACCTGGGCTTTAGCTTCATCTACATCATTGTAGAGAACAAATAAAGCCTTTGAATTAATCTTCAACTCTTTATGCCCAAAGGCAACAAACTTGTTAGCACAGAGAAACAAGAAGATCAACTCTTCTTCTGCGTCTGTTACATCTAAAACAGTGATACCATCTCCTATACCAACGAAGAAATCATCCCAATAACTAGAACGATCATACAGTTCTGTCTTCTCCAAACCTAAAGCAGCTGCAAGTCTTTCTGCTGTCTCTACTGTTAGGCCTGTTGATGGTCTACCAGTTCGTGAACTTACTAATGGCGCAAGCTTAAATTCAGTATGGTCATACTGAGCTATCTTGGACCAGTTTTCCTTTGGTGCTCTTCTTAACTTCCACTTCGTAACGCCATTGGTTAATTCTTCCGTGGATAGTAATTTCTCTTTCTTATTCTTTATATTCCTCATAGTATTGTTAATTCCTTTCTTCAAATATAATAAGAGAAAGGAAGAATGTCTCCCTTTCTCTCTTTTATCTTAGGCTAAGCCCATTATGAGTTCACCACACGAAGTTGGGTCCTCAAGCATAATTCCACATTCAGACAAGAAGTGAACTTCATATCCATCTATTCCCGATGCTCTAGAAGTAGAGATCGATTTACCTACCCCACCGTAAGGATCAGTAGAACCTGCGACATGCCAGTAGGCCATCTCAGAATCCTTCATCACAACCTTTCTGATGTTAGATCCACCGTCTTTATTCTTACCGAAGTTAAGAATAGTAAATCTATACGACTCCAAAGGCTTCTTAGTCTTAGGATGAAGTATACGGTTACGAATCAAATCATCGTATGGAGGGAATTCCTTCACAGTCAGTGATACGTTGTTCAAGAACTCTACAGTTTTGAAGTATCCTGTGAATGTCAGACTGTCTCCTTTACCTGAGATAAAGGTTCCAGAATCCGTTACAGTAATGTTATTACCAGTAGCGTGCGCAGAGACTGCGTTGTTGAACTCTCTCATTCCCATCTTACCAGTTAAGGCTACGAAGTTCTTGTTTCCACCCCACTTGTCAGCGTTGTAAGAAAGATCAAGCAGGAATTGATCCAGGATCTCGAAGGTCAGCTTCGTATAGAAACGAATATTCGCTGGTGCAATTTGTTGCCTTAAGCCTGCACCGTGATACACAGGTCTAGAATTCGCTCCTTTAAGTGCAACTTCCCCTCGAAGGTTCTTGTTGTACACAGAGTAAATCATCGATCTGTCAATTTCTCTATACCATTCTGCCATTGCAGTCCATTCAGACAACTTAGTCCAGAACTTGGTCTTCTTCTTGCTCTTAGGATCGGATAGCTCCAATACCATTACAGCCTTAGCAGCGTTACGAGTAACGTTGTAAGTCTTACGCAAAGTAGTCAATTGGTTCTGCAAAGTGTATGGAGTAGCATAACTAACACCACCGCCTCTAGGAGAGTATTCAGATACAGTAGAGTAATCTTTCGAGAACCCAGCACCAGTACTGATCACCTCGGCCTCTACAAAGCTTGTAGGATCTGGATCATTTGGTCTAACTGTATACACATAATATGCACCTTCTGGATAAATATCCTCAATGTGATAAGTAGTCTGATCATCGGCTACGATGTTATCAGTCTCTTCAAACCATCTTTCACCGAAGTAAAGTTGGATTGGTGTCTGCCCAATACCTGGAGTACCAGAGGCAATTTGTGGAGAATCGGCAACAATTTCAATCACTCTTTCAGATTGAGAATGTAGATCCCATTCATACTCACGATTGGTTACTGTCTTGGTATTACCAATACCGCCAGTAAGCAAAGTCAGCACGTTGTCTTCCTGATAACCATACGCGTAAGCCATCAAAGAGCCGATCTTCTCTGGTCGGGTTAAGTAAGCGTTACTCAAATGGTTCGACTCAGAAAGACCCGTAAAGTTCCTCGTTGAATATATCTGCAACGGGGAGACTTGGGTTTTAGAATAAGCCATAATTTATTTCAAATTTAATCTTTAATCAATTTACATGTTCCAAGTGCCTAATACAGAGTCATCTATTTCTCCGTTATCTTGCCCTTGGTCTGGGTGTTCTTCTGCTCGATTAGGCAACTTCTTTGCACTCTTATCTGTGTGCTTATCAATCTTTCTCTTAAAGTTAATAGCAGCCTTAGTCGTAGCCTTTCTTTGTAATTTCGAAAGGTTTAACTTACGTTTCTGAATGAATGCGTATAGCAAATCAGACTCTCCGTTATTAGCTTCATCAAGCATCAATTGAGTATTACCTTGATCATCAAGAGGCTTCATAATGTAATCAGCCAGCTCTTGTCGTTCTTTTGGGTCTATCTTAAACCCAGCAATCTTCTCAGTCTTAAGAACCTTCTGTTCAAATTTCCTTTGTTGCTCTACAATGGCAGATTTCCGTTGTTGCTCTGCTGCAGATCGAGCTGCGCTCTTAGCTTCATTATCCGCTGCTTGTTTCTTAATCAACGTTTGCTTCGCTCTTAAAGCATGTCTACCTAAGGACTTATCCCTCTTGTAGCCTTCAATAGTGTCTGCAATTTCATCCTCTGGATAACCACGTAGGGTTAGATCATCTTCAATTAAGTACGCTGCGTACTCAGGGTTTGTATGGTCTACCTCATTGTAATCCGTTTGGTCTTGGTCTTGTGCCCAAGTAGAGATATCACCTTCTGGATTCTCTTGCAGATACTGATCGAGTTCCGCAACTCTAGGATCTTGCTTTGCAAGTCTTTCGTCTTCTTTAGCTTTAACCCTTGCTTCTACTGTATCAGTAACAAGCTCTTTAAAACCATCGTTATCCGGTGTATACTCCTTCTCTTCATCTAATACGTCAAGTACCCCATTCTCAACAAAGTCTACAAGAGTATCTTCTAAACTCAAGCTTTCTGGCTCTGCTTCCTTTGTTTTCTTTGTCTTCTTAGTAGGCTTATCCTCTTCAACGATTTCATCCTCTTCAGGTTCGTCTTCAGGTTCATCCTCTTCTTCCTCTTCCTCAGGATCATCTTCATCCTCGGCTTCGTCTTCATCATCTTCGGGTTCATCCTCAGACAAATCTTCATCTTCCTCCAGATCTTCTGGATCTTCTTCGACTTCCTCAGCTTCTAAGCCTTCTTCACCGTCTTCCTCGTTAAAGAAAGCACCGAAGAAATTATCTCCATCGCTTTCTGCATCACCCGTACCAGGGGTGACGTCTACTGTTTCCTCATCCTTCATAATACTAATATATTAACTAATTGTTCATTATAATTAAAACCCTTATACATTTGTAAAACTATATGGGCCTCTTATATCACTATGTATACCTACTTACGCTTAGCCTTCTTAAGTTTAAGTTTCCTAGTTCCTTTCTTCTGCTTTGGTATACCAAGAGGATCAAGACCACCCTCCATAATTGCTTTATTCGTAATTCTAGTAGCGCCCCCTGTAGCTCGTTTGCTTGAAGGAGTAGTCAATGGTGTTGTCGGAGCCATACCAGCTTTGTTGGTAGTGCTGTCAATTAAATTATCTGCACTAGCTCCTGCTTTGGTACCAGTACTCATACGTTTACCATAGGACTTATTTGGGTCTATAAATTGAGTAGCCTCAGGGTTAGTAGGAGCAGCAGCTACTGGCTTGTTTCCTGCAGATCCCCCGAAATCCTTCTCCCCTATAGTAGTATTCCCCATCGCGCTTCCTAATGAGGCCATGTTGTTCGTGCCCTTGGTAGCCATTCCACCTGTTACCTTGTCGACAGGTTGGTTCAATACGCTTGCCACTGAGCTTCCAATCTTCATTGCCTTTCCAACATTCTTCCACTTCTTAAGCGGGTTCTTCTTTTGGAATTGCACAATACCGCCCATATCCTCATTGCCGGTGTAGTATGGTGTACCTCCTTCGTACTGTCTTACACCTTGCTTATACTTATTCAAGCGCCTGCCTCTCTCATTTAATGGAGCGATAGCAGCCCCTTGCTCATCTAGTTTCTTATCAGCAGCTTGGATAATCATACCTACTGGTCCAGGAATCTTACCAGCAAGACCACCACGACCTCCACCTCCAGGCATGCTTCCAGCATTAGCCTTTGGATCAGGCATACCCTCTGTTTGTGGGGGCGCTGCTTCTCCTTCTTTCTTCTCTTCTCCTTGTTTGGATAAGGCCCTCATTGCAGTTGCTCCAGTGTCTCCACCGCCTTTACCCATTATTCCACTAAGCATACCTCCACCTCCACCTCCTCCAGAGGCACCGCCTCCGAACATGGACATGATGCTGCCCATACCAAAGTTAAACTTAGGCACAGGTTGTTCTTCTTGGAACTTCACCTCCTTGGCACCGAACCTATATCGTCTACTTGATTTCGTTATTGTTCGAATACGTGGACTTGTAGTAGCTTCATGTACCTTGAGGCTTGGGCTTGCCATAGCTCCCTTCAGACGATTCTGTTCTTTACGGCTTCTTAGTTTGCTTTTCTTGGCCATTATTTCTCTCCGGTTACTTTGTTCTTAAGTGCGGTCTTATTATTCTCTTTATTCATCCGTTCCTTGGATGCCATCTCATCTCGCTTGAAGCGAAGTTCCTTATCGTGCTTGATAGCATCTGCTCCTCGTTGGCGTTCCCTAGATAGGAATTCACCATTTACTCGGGCAGATTCTAATTGGCGTTCACCTTCTTGAGAGATATCTGGAATACCATCACCATCCATATCTTTATCTTCGGCAAACCCTGAGCCAACTACAACAGCCTTACGTACATCCCATTCACCTTTACGATCAAGTTCCTCAAGTTTCTGTTCGTGTTCTCTCTCATCAGCAGCTTGTTGTGCTTCGATATTAGCCTGGTTGATCCTTTCTGCTTGTTGTTGCATCTCTTGATCCCTAGCAATCTTAGCTTTCTCACTTGCAATAAGTTTCTTCTCGTACTCAGCCATAGAGTTCGATTTATACAGACTAACAAGATCAGATAGGTTTGCTTTATCTTGTTGCATCGCTATAGGAGCCAAACCTTCAAGCTTGGCTTTCATAATCTTATCTCTAGTAGCGTTGGTGGGGAATAGATTGTAATCTGAATCTACATAAATTTCCCCATCGATCTCCATAGAGATACGTTGCATATCGGAAGTAATACGATGTATCTTCTTTCCTCCTGCGTATGCATACTTAGAAGTTTCTATATATTGGCGAAGGACTTCTCGTTTAATTTCATCATGGCGATGGAAGTAGTATTCAGTAATCGTTGAAGATTGATTAACTGCCCTCTCTACACCTCCAGCGGTTTCATTCTGGTGGATAGCCCCTTCTCTTTGTCTAGATACACCAGAAATACCATCGATAAGTTCCTCTATCTTATTGAGGATCATCATGTATTGTTGTACAACATTGGATAAACTTAGATCAATCTCTCTTACCAAGTTCTGATTTGCATGCATACCTTGAGCCCTAGTACCAGCCTTACCTTCCTCGAAGGAGTTGATATAGATGATACCCATATTATCAAAGTAGTACATCCACTTCTCAGTAGTCATACCGTGAGACTTAGGCATTTGAGCCAAATCTATTTGAACCTTCTTACCTTTAGCCTTAGCTATTTCATTCTCTATTCGATACCAAACAACGTTATACAAGTATTGGTGAGGCTTTAATAGATCCACCAATGAAGTCTGTACTGAGTTGGTATTATTATATGTCATTCCAACATAAGGAAGCTTGCATTCAGATGGGTTATCCATTGTACGCATTTGGTTCTCAGTAGGATTGATATCCAAGAAGATATCATCACCGATCTTAGTACCTTTCCAAACTTCACTTATATATTGCCATTCTATAGTTGCTCCTGCTTCCTCCTCTTCTGGAGTCAATTTGTGTCCTTCTTCAACGATCGTTTCTTGCTCCTCTCCCTCTTCATCAAAGTAACGAAGGAAACCAATTCTTTTAAGTGATTTCCATACAACAGTAAGTACACGAAGATAAGAGGTCTGAGAACGATCACTATAGTTGTCCATCTGTTCATAGGACATCATATCTTCCATCTGATAACCATAACCAGGAAGCATCGTATTTCGATTCATCCCATAGCTATTCAAACCATTGTCCAGGTCTGTTACTTGTTTCTCAGTTAAGAACTCCGAATACTCATCAATTATTTCGGAGGTAGTCATGTAGCGCTCCTCTCTGGCCCAACCAGCATCTTGTACATTACGTACTTCTGGTCCTTTCTCCCACTCGAAGTATAATGGATTGACCACCCTTACCACAGGTTCGTTAGCAACGATGCCCGAGTAATATACTTCCTCAGCTACAGCCAAGGCGTGTTCGAAGCCTTCGGAGAACTTGAACTCTAGGCGTTGTTCTTCTAAGCCATTACGCATGACATTACCAGCGTACTCTTCCCGAATATTGACATACTCGTTCTCCATGTAGCTTTGAATATCCTTAAGGCTCTTAGGCATTCCTTCCTCCGGCTCTTCTGGATTAAGGCCTGCTTCCTTCTGCATCTGATAACGTGCAGTCTTGATAGCTAAATCTTTCTCGAATTCCTCTCGTTCTGAAACACCACCACCAGAGACACACATGATCATAAAGTCGAAAGGTCGAGTAATCTCCTCTCCTTTGAGCAGCTCGACCTTCTGGCGTATAATATTAATATCATGTAAACGGGCAGGGGACTTACCATACTTGTCTCCTATACCATAGGGATCTAAGACATGCTTATAGTCACCTTCGTCAAGTTTGGAGTTAAGTAAATTATAGTTAATCTGCTTACGCTGTTTGGAAGATCTTCCATCCCAGGCTACGGAGGTAGCAAGACCATCAATAGCATCGACGCACATCTCCCTCCATTTGTCGCCCTTCATACCGAGGGCTATCTTTTGAGGAGGCATCGTTGGAAACTCTCCTCCATATCTTGAATTACTCATACGCCTTCAAAGTGTTTTCTTTCAAAGAATTCATCTAGTTCTATTTCCTTCTTCTTCTCTACTACAACGTTGTGATGCTGCATCTTGTTCGCTATCATCAACAACCATGCAATTATACGGTCATAGTTTCCCGAAGGATTATACATGATAAGTTCTTTGAGTAAACCTATAGAGTAAATCGTATTCACTCTTGTTAGTCCATCTCCTATAGATTCCGTTAACCAATCCCTTCCAAAGATCTCAAGTTCACTCTTGATCGGAACAGTCATGTGTAAACCGTACGTTCTATTCACCGTCGACCCTTCTGTTGCTTTAAGAAAGGTAGGGGTGTTGTTTAACAAATATAAAGAATTATTATTATTAAAGTGGAACTTCATCGTATTCTTCTCATTCTCATAGAGACACTGAGCGTTGTAATACATCAGAAGCCTACGTACTGTCTCATGGTGTTCCTCTGCCGTCTCCGGCCTTCCAGTGTACTCTGCAACTATGATATCACGAAGGCCTCCTTCTCGGAAATCTCCTATCTTATAGATGAAGGTACTACCAAGGGAAGCCGAGTTCTCAGCTTGATCCTGATCATAAGGGTCATTGCCTGCAACGAACATACCATTAGGTATCTGCCCTGCTGGAGGATGTTCCCAAATTTGGATAGCTCCTGGCACAGTGGCTCCCCGTTTAATTGGGTATCCTGCTGCCTCTAGTTTATTATCGAGATCTGGGATCCAAGTCACCCCTTTAGAAGAAGCTGGATCTAGAACGAATTCACCTAGTTGACCCTTTACGAAATCCTTTACGGATGAATTGACAAAGTTTAATTGATCCTGTAAGGCCTTTATCGGGAAGATGTTTCCACTTGTAACAAGGAAGGCTTCCGAAGGAACCATTGGGTTAGACTGTAGTTCATCATTCAAAGGTTGCTTAGATGATCCTTTAGCTAATTTAGCTCGTTTCTTCTCTACCCACTTACCGGCTTTCTCATGATCAGTTTCTCCTTCTTCATCTTTAAATTGGTTTAAGCCTTTGGCATATGATACAAAGTACCCAATATCCCTAGCCCCATCGGACTCATAGTAATCAGGGAAAGCTAGACAATCCCATGCCCATGGCTCATTAAACACTTCTTGGACAGCCTCAGTAGACCCTCCTTCCATATCTCCACCAGTACCAAACATATAGATGGTACCAAACTTATAAGCTCCGTTGGCAGTACATTCCTTGAGTGGACCAAGGGCTTCACGTAGATTCCCCATGAAACCAACTTCTTCCAAGACAGTAAGGCCTGGTCTAGTTCCGTTACCAGCTGTAGGTTTATCCTTAAATGATCGGTGATGTAGTTTGGAACGAGATCCAACTTCTTGCCATGATCCCCCTTTCTTTCTATCATAGACAGTTCGAAGTGGGTTAGGTCCTGGCATAAGGGTTCCTTTGGTTTGTTTAAAGAATGGAGCTGGATAGTATTTAGTACCAACTCTGAAACCTCCTTCTAATGCTTCTATGC